ACTTTGCGGTTGTGAACTTAACATTCGCCCAACGGAAGAAAATTTGAAATAAGACGTTGTCCTCTTAACTTACGTTAGGGGCGTGTCAGCTTGTCGCCTTTATTCTGCCCCTGATTCCACCCAAAGGTCGGAGGACCGCACATGAACGTAGCCGTTGGGGAACTTGCTATGACACTAGATAGCGCGATGGAGAGAATCCGTCAGTTGGAGGGCTTGCTTCAGCAGGCCATGGACAGGATCGCGCACTTGGAACGGTATTTGGGGGACGCCCTCAAAGCCGCCCAGGAGCGGGTCAAGCTCTTGGAGGAGCATTTGCTGGCCTACGTGGGTGACGACGATGACGATTTGGCCTACATGCCGGGCTCCAAGCCCATGTTCCTGGCCCCCTGGAACCGCCGCGTCCTCGCGAGCCGCCGTCTTCTTGGCCTCGGGCACCTCGCCACAGAATGATGTTGATGTTGACACCTTAACATCGTTCTGCTAGTGTTCGGCCATGGCTTGTTAGAACAAGGCATGGATGCCTGAGCAATCTATGAGTGACATCGAACTTCCAACCGACTGGGAAGCTTTTGGGCCGTGCATGAAGGCCCTCCCCACTGACCGCATGCGCGGCTTCGTCTACTGCTATGTGCAGAATGGCGGTCATCTCGCGCGTGCCGCGGCACAGGCGGGCTACTCTTCTGACACCGCAACATCCGCGGCCACCCGGCTTATGCATGATGACAGGATTCTGGACGCCCTGGCCGAATGCACCTGGAAATCGTTCAACGGCATGGGGGTGATGGCGGTCAGGGCACTCGAGCCAATTCTGAAAAACCCTCTGCACAAGCACCACATGAAGGCGATTGACTCGGTGCTCGACCGCGTGCTCCCGAACAAGCCAGTGGACGACAAGCAGGAGAGCTCCGAGGACATGGTCAACCGCCTCCTCCTGTTTTGTGAGAAAACAGGTGCCGATCCGAAAGCTCTCCTCGGTCCGCTCGCTGAAAAGGTGCTGCGATTGGCCGCCAAGCCCGTGGTGGCGGAGGCGGAAGTGGTGGAGGTTGTACCCCCCAGGCAAAAAGGGCACGTAAAGAAAACTCCGCCCGCCCCGGTGAAGACTGGGCTCGAGGGCTTGGAAGACGTACTTTAGCCCTGGCCGGTTAGAACCGGGCATGGGTTGCCTATAGCAGCCGGCGGCTCACTCCCGCCTTGGACCAACCGGGGGCTCGGTTAGGCGAGCCCAGATGCAGCAGCTTACCGCAGCCGAGATGGGCCTTGTGAAGGAGGCCCTGGCCGCCCTTGAGGGGCTGGACCGGCACCGCACATTTCGAAAGCTGGAATACTTTCGCCCCTATAAGAAGCAGGCGGAGTTCATGCGCTATGGCAAGTCCAAGCGCGAACGCCTCTTTATGGCCGGAAACCAGCTCGGTAAGTCCGACACCGGCTCAGTCGAGACCACCTACCATCTGACCGGCGATTACCCCAAGGGCTGGAAGGGGCGGGTGTGGACGCGGCCAACGCACGGCTGGGCTGCCGGGGAGACGGCGCTGGTCACGCGCGATGTCCAGCAGAAGAAGCTGTGCGGCTTGCCCGGCGTCCCCAGCCTGTTTGGCACGGGCACCATCCCCAAGGAGCGCTTCGCCGACCGCCCCAGCATGAGCCGCAGCGCGACCGACGCCTTCGACACGATCCAGGTGAAGCACCAATCCGGTGGGATCTCCACCCTGGCCTTCAAGAGTTATGAGCAGGGGCGCACCAAGTTCCAGGGCGACACCAAGGATTTCGTCTGGTGCGATGAAGAGCCGCCGATGGATGTGTATCAGGAATGCCTGACGCGCGTCACGGCCACCCGCGGCATGGTGTTCGTCACGTTCACCCCGCTCAAAGGCCGCAGCGATGTTGTGATCCGCTACCTCGAGGAGCCGTCGCCGGATCGAGTTGTAGTTACGATGACGATTGACGACGTGGCCAACGAACCCCACGGCCACATCACGCCGGAGGACCGCGACACAATCGTGGCCGGCTATCTGCCGCATGAGCGCGAGGCCCGCGCCAAGGGTGTGCCGCTGCTGGGCTCCGGCCGCGTCTTCACGACCCCCGAGGAAGACATCACCGAGGGCATGGTGGAGGACATCCCGCTGCACTGGCGCAAGCTCGTGCACATCGACTTCGGGATCGGCCACCCCTTCGCCTGGGTGCTGGGCCTCCACGACACGGACAACGATGTCGTCCACATCCACATCGCCCAGAAGATGCCGGACACGCTGCCCTCGCTCCACGCACGTAACATCATGCTGGTGTGCGGGGAAGTGCCGGTGGCTTGGCCGCACGATGGCGATCAGCGCGAGAAGGGCACGGGCATCCCCCTGCACAAGCTCTACAAGGCCGAGGGCCTGAAGATGCTCCCGGAACCTTCGCAATGGGCAGCCGGCGGCCGGTCCGTGGAGACGGGTGTGCTCGATATGGATCAGCGCCACAAGACCGGGCGCCTCAAGTACAACCGTCACTTGGCCGATCTCCTCGAGGAGTACCGCTTCTACCACCGCAAGGATGGCCTGATCGTGAAGGTGCGCGACGACATCATGGATTGCGTGCGCGGGGTCATCATGATGCTGCGCTTCGCCAAGGCCGTGCCGCTCGGTGGCCGCAGCAAGATCCGCAAACGCGAGACCATGTGCGACGGGGTGGACTTCCCGCTCTTCTGAGCCTAACCTAGTCCGAGTAAGGAGTAATTCGAAATGATCGGCTTTGGTGACTTCGCGAAGGGGCTCTTCACGCGCCGGACCACGGCAGGGCAGGATGAACCGCGGCCTCAGAAGACCATGGATATTCTTGGCATCCCCATGACCAGCCTCGGCGTGTCGGCCGGTGCGCGTTCGCAGCTTCTCGATAGTGAGGAGGAGCGCAAGAAGAAAGCTCAGCAGACCGGAGAGGCCGCGTCTACGCTGCTGGGCGGCACCATGCTCCCAGATTTGGTGTCCACACTCTTCCCCGCGGCCAGCAACACGCTCCAAACCAAGAGGTTCCCATGGCAGTGATTGACCGCGTTGATGCGACCCTGTGGGTGCGCGAGCTTCTGAAACGCTGGGACTGGTGGGGCGACCGCGAGCGCCTGATTGCCATGTTCTCCAAGGTCAACCGCCGCACCGAGGTTCTGGCAGATGGCCTCAAGGAGGTCTATGGCATGCCCCAGGACAAGCGCGAGATTATGGCGTGGCTGTCGAAGGAGGCCCAGGAAGGTGGGCTTCTCGCGCGCTACGCGGAGTTCCTGGGTGGTGGTGAGCCGCACTGGGCTTTCAACAATGACCACGTGTGGGCTCTGCCCCCCGATGAGATGAAGTGAGTGTGCCATGGCAAGCGTAGCGTTCATCGGTTCTGAGCCGCCGAAGATGACGGCGGAAGAAGAGAAGCTTGTGGCCGAGTCCATCCAGGAGCTTCATGAGCTGGACGCTGTGCGTGCCGCCGGGTTCGCCGGACAATGGGAGGATGTCGCCGCGCTCATTTGCCCCGAGCAACGCAACTCCTTCCTGTACGGCGCGCTCAACACCCCCGGCCAGAAGCAGACTCAGCTTCAGGTCGATGCCACGGGTATGCTCGCCCTCTCGCGATTTGTGGCCATCTGCGATTCCCTCCTCACGCCGGCCAATCAGATGTGGCATGGCCTCGAGGCGACCGACCCCTATGTGATGAAGGATCGTGCGACCAAGCTGTGGTTCGAAGAAGTCACGCGCATTCTGTTCCAGTGGCGCTACGCCATGAATGCCGGCTACATCGGGAACAATCAGGCCGTGTTCCAGTCGCTCGGCGCCTTCGGCACGGGTGCGCTCTTCATCGATGACCTGGACAGCCCGGAGGGCGGGTTGCGCTATCGTGCGCTGCCCGTGGGTGAGTGGCGGCTGCGCACGAACCATCAGAACATGGTGGTGGGCGGCGTCCGCGTGTTCAGGATGACGGGGCTGCAGTCGCTCGCCATGTTCGGCCCGGAACGCCAGCCCGGCGTCATCAGGAATGCAATCGAGCGCAACAACGCGACGAACCTCTTTGCCTTCGCGCACCGCATCTGGCCGCGCGAGGACTACGACGGCCGACGCATGGACGCCAAGGGCAAGCGCTGGG